CGTGCCCCCTCGAGATAGGGGTGACTCGATTGTCTGTTATCTTGGCGATATTACCTTCCTCGGAAAACAGCTGGCGAGGGGTTTCTAGCAGTTATAGCAGTCCTTACGTAAGGAGTCTGGGGCTACTAGTGTAATGGAACCTTTAAGGTTCCAGTTCACTAGTAGCCCCAGACTCCTTACGTTTGGACTGCTATAACTGCTAGAAACCCCGCGCCAGCTGTTTTCCGAGGATGGTAATATCGCCTTGATAACAGACAATCGTGTCACCCCTATCTCGAGGGGGCACGATGGCCTAGCTATGGTAATAAGTTTACCACGGATGGTCTTTATGCCTTTAGGCGAGTGGTAATCCCTTAAGAAAGGAACCTACAAGATCAGACGGACCACTACAACAACGACTTATCATTATTATGAATAACAAATCGTCGCGTTCGCGGTCAACGAGCAATACACGTTGGATCCGTCAGCGAGAGCTGATGGCCTTCATGATATTGCCAGTCTGGCTAATAGGTCTGCGTACGCTTTGGGGGACTTGTTTCCGTCCACTCCACGATTCTGTTCTAAAATTGTGGCGAACTAATGGGAGCCTTTGGCTTACCCAGTATCTCGCACAAGTTTGTCGCATTATCGTATTGTGGGTCGGAAAGCAGCCGTACGTGGAGTTGCCTGCAACTGTGCGTGTCCGACTGACTCGATACGGGTTACCCACGTTGTTACCGGCGGCGCTTCGGAAGATCTTCCTTTCTCTGAGAGATGAAGACCATGCCTATGCGCTTAAGGTAATTCGTGTAACTCTGTCTATCCTTTCGGTTTACAGAGTGATTGGCTGTCGTCCGAACCTCAAGATGGAGACCATTACTGGTCCCTTCTCGGGTGCGGCGATCACACTAGCCGTATGGGAAGTGAGTCAGGCCGTAGGTCTGTTACCCCGTGGTCTCGCTATTGCGAAGGTCACGTGGACTTACCTTTCGGAGAGTGCTGGTCCTAATTTCAAGCGTTCAACCTGGTCTGCCGGCCTTGATGCTCTTGCTTTCCTTAGAGATCCACTTGTGTGGTATCATTGGATCGCAATTGCATGGGCACAGAAGGCTTGGGTTCTACTAACTTGGAACTTATTCACAGTACTGGTTTCTCTTCCTCTAGTTCCATTGTTACTGATGTCAGGGAAAATACCTGGTCGTCTTGGTAAGCTCGTACAATTGTTTGAGGCGCGGGGTAAAGTCCGCGTAGTTGCCATTACAGATTGGTGGAGTCAGACCTTATTGGCCCCTCTCCATCAAGCTCTGTTTGACATTCTACGCGAACTACCTCAGGATGGGACCTTCGATC